CGAGGAAGACGATGCGGAGGAGGAAGACCCGCTCGCGAAGTATTCCTGAGCCGTGCGGTCCGCCGCCCGACTCCCTGTTCGTCGATCCGACGTCCAGGCCGGAGTACGTGCCAGGGTTCGAATGGAAAGCCGACGAGGCTGACAAGCCGCGGCAGTTCATCGAGGAGTGCTGCCGCCACCGGGCGGAAGGCGGCGAGATCGTCCGGGTCTCGCCGATCCCGTGGTTCCGGGACCGCGTGCTCTTCCCGCTCTTTGGGTGGCGGCGGCCGAACGGCCGGCTCCGGTTCCGGCGGTTCTCCGTCTTCGTGCCCAAGAAGAACCGGAAGACGACGAGCTGCTCCCAGATCGTGCAGTTTGCAAACGTCGTCGCTGGCATGGACGTCTTCCTCGCGGCCAACGTGAAGGACCAGGCCCGGACGATGTGGCGAATGGTGCGCGACTCCATCCAGGCCTCGCCGATCCTGGAGCCGGTGTTCGACGTCGTCGACCACAAGTACCTGATCCGAAACAGGCGGAACGGGAAGGAGATCCGCTGCCTGTCCGCCGACGCGAAGGTCTCGGAGGGCATCAACGGTCTCGTGCTACTCGACGAGATCCACAGCTTCAAGAAGCCCGACCTGGTCGACACGATCATGTACGCGACCCGTGGCATCCCCAACGCCATCATCGGCTCGATCTCGACGGCCGGCGACAACCGGAACGGGATCGGCTGGGAGTGGTGGGAGGCGACCGAGCTGGTGCTGAAAGACCCGAGCGTGAACCCCAGCCTTCTGGGCGTGATCTTCGCGGCCGACCCCGAGGCCGACGATCCGCACGCCCCGGCCACGTGGGCGAAGGCGAACCCGGGCCTCGGCGAGGCTTTCACGGAGGACGAGTTCCGCAGCGACTACGAGGACGCCCTCACCCACCCGCGGAAGTTCTCGAGGTGGCTGCGGTACTCGCTCAACGTGTGGACCGCCCCCGACAACCGGGCCTTCCCGGGCGAGCACTTCGCGAACTGCCGCAAGCCGCGGCCGGACCTGACCGGGCTGACATGCGTCTGCGGGATCGACGTCGCCAGCAACATCGACATGACGGCGGCGTGTTTCCTGTTCAAGCTGGCCGACGGCTCCTACTACGCCATCATGCGGTACTGGGTTCCCGAGGAGACCGTCCGCGAGCGCGAGACGAAGGACAACATCCCCTACTCGACCTGGGCTCGCGAGGGCTGGCTGACGGTGACGCCGGGGGCGCGGCTCAACCACAAGGTCGTCGCCCGCGACATCGCGGAGTTCGACCGCCAAAACAAGATCGCCCTCGTGTGTGCGGACCCGTGGCAGATCGGCCCGATCGCGTCGATGCTCGAGGAGGAGTCGATCGACCTGAAGGCGGTGCGACCCAGCACGACCGTCATGAACGCCCCGTCGAAGATGCTCGAGGGTGAGGTGGTCGAGGGGAAGTTCGGCTACGAATCCCCGATCCTGCTGTTCAACGCGAACAACCTCGTGTGGTTCGAGGACTCGACGGGGATGATCAAGCCCGACAAGGAGAAGTCGCCGGAGAAGATCGACGGCATGGTGGCGGCGGTCAACGCGTTCGCGGCCGCCATGGAGAAGGACGCCGAATTGTCGGAGCGGCCGGCCGACGGCCCGCTCCTGCAGCCGCTCTGGTGACGCGGCTATAGGGCAAATCGGTGGCGGTTTGGAAGGATGCCTTCCATGCCACGCGCCAAGCCCCCGGCCTCCAGGCGGTCGCCGCAGAATCCGTCGACGAAGCGGCCCGCCTCGCGGCGGTCCCGGGCATCCACGCGCGCCACGATCGCGGACAGCACGCTCCTTGACCCGCTCGCGTGGGGCTCCGCATCGCAGCGGCGGGTCCACCCCGAGCTCGCCGTCCGGGTGTCGAGCGTCTTCAGCGTCTGCCGGTTCATCGCCCAGTCGATCGGGTGCATGTCGCCCCGGCTGAAGGTGCGGCTGGCGGGCAAAACGCTCGACGCGGTCCAGGGCTTCGGCGATCCGGCCGCGAGCGTCTACCGGCAGGCGGTCCACGCCCTGCGGGTGCGGCCGAACCCGTGGCAGAGCCCGTTCGACTTCTGGACCCTGCAAGCGTTTTGGACTGCCCTCCACGGCGGCGGCTTCGCCAGGATCGTGGCTGGCAACCGGGGGGCGATGACCCACCTGATCCCGCTCCACCCGCGGCGGATGCGGACGAAGCAACTCGCCGACTACTCGCTCGCCTACGAGTGGTTTGACGAGCTGGGGAAGTGGATGCCGCTCCAGCAGAGTGAGGTCCTCCACTTCCGCTGGCTGGGCGACAACGGGATCACGGGCACGCCCCCGACGGACACGCTCGCGACGGCGATCACGATCGCCCGGGAGCTCGACGGCGCAGCCCTCACGCTCTGGAAGAAGGGGGCGCGGCCCGACTTCGTGATCGAGACCGACAAGCGGATGGACGACACGACCATGGCCCGCTACCGGTCGGAGTTCCGCGAGATGTACGGCGGGGATAACCGCGGCACGCCGGCGGTCATGATCCCGGGCCACAAGCTCGTGCCCATGCAGTCGAACACGATGGAGCAGTCGCAGTTCCAGCAGCTCCGCGAATCCATCCTGCCCGAGGTGTGCAGCCACTGGGGCGTGCCGGCCTCACTCGTCGGCGATGCGAAGGCACAGCGGTACGGCAGCCCCGAGGCCGACAACCTCCAGGCCCAGGTGTGGTGCCTGCTGCCGTGCCAGAAGCGGTTCGAGGGCGCGGTCAACCTCTGGCTGCAGGACACCTACGGCGAGAACACGTTCTTCCAGCTCGACAACCGGGCGCTGCTCCGCGGCGATTCGGTCGCCCGGGCGAACCTGTACCGGGCGCTGTTCTCCATGTCGGCGATCACGCCGAACGAGATCCGCGAGCTCGAGGACTTCCCGCTGCTCGAGGAGCCGGAGGCCGACAAGACGTTCCTGCAGCTCGGCTTCTCGACGCTGGAGATGGCGGCGAACCAGGCCCAGAAGGGGGCCGCCGGGGCCGTGGCTGGGTCGGCCGCTGGCGATGCCGCCGGCCAGGGCGAGAGCGTGCCGTCGGCGGGCGGGTTCACGCTCGGCCAGCGCGTCTACTGGACCGACGGCGACGGCGTGATCGAGCACTTGATGACGTCGGGGACGCTGGGGACCGATGGCTCGCCGTTCGCGATCGAGGCCACGCCCGACGATCCGGCGGCACTGATCCGCGTCTACCAGGGCGACCAGCCGACCGAGTTCACGGTCGGGAAGCGGGTGGCCGAACTGTCTGCCGCGCCGATGACTGCCGACTCCACGGGGGGCAACCCATGACCAGCACGATCGAACGCCGCTACCTCCTGACCGCCGACTACCCCGAGGCGATCACCGTCCAGACGCGGGACGGGGAGCCGCCCGTCATCGCCGGGATCTCGCCGCCGTGGGATTCGTTCTCCGTCGACCTCGGCGGCTTCCGCGAGAAGTTCGCGCCGACGGCCTTCGACGGCCTGGTCGACCGCAAGGCGAACGACCCGCGCGGCAAGCTCGACGTTCCGTTCCTCACCGACCACCTGTCGCACCTGATCACGGGCCGGACGACCAACGGTCGGCTGGAGATCCGGAAGGGCCTGAAGGGGCTGGAATACACCCACCGCCCGATCCAGACCACCCACGGCCGCGACCTCGCGATGCTGGTCGAGGATCGCACGATCACCGGGGCGTCGTTCGCGTTCACGACCGCCCCCGACGGCGAGACCTGGACGGAGGACGAGAAGGGAAACGTCGTGCGGACGGTCTTCCGCGCGACCGGCCTGTACGACATCTCCGCCGTCACCTACCCGGCCTACCCGCAGAGCACCGCGGGCATCCGTTCGCTGCCGCTCTGGAAGAACGCCCGGAGCGCGATGGCCCACCGGGCCGAGCCTCGCGGCCTCACGATCTCCCTCGACTTCGACGGCACGTTCACCGCGGCCCCCGGGCTGTGGCGGTCGTTCGTCGCCGATGCCCAGGCCCGCGGCAACCGGGTGGTGTGCATCACGCGACGCGAAGACAACGAGGAGAACCGGGCCGCCCTGCGGACCGCGTTCGGGGATCTCCACGACGAACTTGCCGGCGTGCTGCTCGTCGGGCCGGACCAGCGGAAGCGGTCGGCCGCAGCGGCCGCCGGCATTTCGGTCGACATCTGGGTCGACGACTACCCCGAGGGGATCGTCGAGCCCGCCCAGGCCGGGCCAGCCCAGGCCGCCCCGCGCGGCGTGAAGGTCTCGACGCTCGCGGGCGCCCGGGCCGCCGCGGCGGCAGCCGCCGCCCGGATGCGGATCGCCCTCAGTTCCACGGAGGCCTCCCGATGATTTCCGACGCCCCCGTGACCGTCGCCGAGAACCTCGACGGCGGCCTGCTCGCGAAGATCCACGCGTTCGTCGAGGCGGCCAAGTCAGCCGCCGCCGACGGCCTCACGTGGGCCGAGTTCGGCGACCTCATGCTCGCCCTGCTGCGGCTGGTGATCGCGGGCCTCGACGTCGCCAACGGCCTGAGCGGTGCCGCGAAGAAGGCCCTCGCCCTGGAGGCGGTCGCGAGCCTGTTCGATGCCGTGGCCGATCGGGCGGTCCCGCCGCTCGCCTACCCGATCTGGGTCCTCGCCCGGCCCGCCGTGCGGGCGCTCGTCCTGGCACTGGCGTCGGGGGCCGTGGAGCAAGTGCTGCCGCTCGTGAGGCGCTGACATGCTCGACAACGTCCGGCTGCTCGTGGAGTGGGCTCCCCTGCTCGGCTACGCCAAGCGGCTGTCGGCGGCCGTGGATGACGGCGGCCGGGCCGACACGATCGCCGACGCGATCGAGTGGCTCGCGAGCAAGACCGGCAACCGCATGGACGACGAGCTCGCCCGCCTCGTGGCGGCCGTGCTGCACACCCCGCAGGGCGCGGCCCTCGCCAGGTGGATCTCCGACAAGGCCGCAGACCTGGAGCAGACCCCGTGAACTACGCGACCCTGGCCCAGATCGTGATCGCCGTCGGCCTGGTCGGCTACGGCGTGGTCGTGGGTGTGCAGCAGCTCCGCGGCCGTCTTGGCCGGCGGACCCGGACGCCGGTGGACGACCTCCGCCTGGTGATCGACCTCGCGGCCCGGCTCCGGGACAAGGGGCAGACCGACGCCGTGGCCGTGTGCGAGCAGCTCACCCACGAGCTGCTGAAGCCGGAGGCCAAGGCGTGAGGCCGTTCGCCTTCATCGCCGCCGGGCTTCTCCTGCTGACGCTGCCGCGCGTCGAGGGGTGCCGCGTGGACACGAGCGGGTCCGCGACGGCGGCCGTCTACGTCTACGAAAAGGACGATGGGGCCGTGCCCGCCTACGTGACCGTGGCGGTCAACCGCCTCAACCGCGAGCGGAAGGTGGTCGCCACGCTCCTCGAGGCAGACACGACCGACGGCGACGGCGACGTGCCGGAGCAGTATCGCTCCGCCCTGGATGCGGCCCGCAAAGCGGGGCTACCGGCGGTCGTCGCCCTCGCGGGCCGGACAGTGATCCGGGTGACGCCGCGGCCGGGGAGTGAGGCGGCGGTGATGGAGGCCGTGCCGTGATCATCGACCCGCGACTGATCGACGTCTTCCCGATCAACGGGCACGACGGCTACCCAGCCGAGCTGGCCGCGGAAGACACGCCCGACGCCCTCCGCGACGCCTGCGGGTCCGCCTCGCGTGAGTTCCCGAAGGCCCTGTGGATCGAGCCGCGCGACTGGGGGGCGAAGGCCAGGGAGAACGACGCGGCCGGGGCGTGGGGAATGAACTACGTCGATCGGTTCACGAACCAAGACCCGACACACGAATGTACCTGCCACTCCCTCCGCGTGAACGTGGAAGCCGCCCGCAACCGGGCGCGGGGCGTGAACTACGGCGGGCCGCGGAAGGACTACCGCTACCCCGAGTCTCGCGACTTCGGCTCGGTCTGGCTGTCGCCGCTGTCCGTCTACGCCGAGGCCAACCCGCGGCAGTGGGGCGGGGCCAACGTCCGGGCGGTGCTGGAGATCGCCTGCCGTCGCGGGATGCTGCCCGAGACGGTGCAGCCATACGACTACCAGTTCCGCCACGCGATCCACGGCACGACCGGCCGGGGCGGGTTCAACCAGGCCCGCGG